GTCGCCCACGGCATACGCATCTTGAGCGCCGGTAGGCTGCACCCACCCAGGCACCACGCCCGCCGCTGCAACCGGTGTAAACAAAGCCGGTACAGTTGGTGGCTTCCAATCGGTTTGCGTTGTGTGAGCCTGTACGACTTTGTAGAGCACCCCGCTGAATTGATACAGGTCGTTTACCTCAACCGCGACACCGACATCCCACTTTGGATACAAGCCCGCCAGCGCTGCAACCTCACTATCTGACAGGCCGCCACCCAACACCGCATCTCGCGTTGTGATTCTTCCGAGAGTTTCAAGTTTTCGGATTATGTCATTCGGTGTGATTACAATTTTCATGGTGTCACCTCATAAACCGCAATCACGACTTGCTGACCTTGAACGTAAATATTTATGGTTCCCGCCGCGTCTGCGCTTATCGTTAGCGTTGCCACTTTGTCTACCGGATCCACTTCATAAAGCACAGAATCAACAACAAACTGAACAGCGTCATCGCTTGTGTAAGTAAGTACTGCTTCATCTGTGCTGTCTGCCGCAATGGCCCATTTGATCACAGTGAGTACGCCGATCTCTACGGCCTCAACTACAGGCTCAGGCTCACTGAACGTAGAGCCATCATAAAACCAGCCCGATTTCGGTTCTGGCGTCACGCCATCAACCGGCACCATCACAATATTGGGCGCAAACTCTGGCAGCGGATCGTACTCGAAAATGCCTTGCACTTTGCCTTTAACTATCTGTGCGTACTTCATACTGCCTCCAACCATTCAATCATTACTGCGCCGGGTGCGCCATCGTCTGGTACGTTTGAATCATGGCCGCCACTACCTGCACCATACCCGGAACCACCGCCCGCAAAATTGGACCTGCCCGACTGATCCGCTGTAGTTCCTGAGCCATCTAAAACCAAGCCACCTGCACCTGCACCAAAACCGGGCCTAGAGAGTCCGGGAGGCCCGCCAAAAACACCGCCGGGTGATGTTCCTTCGCATACAGTTTCAGTGTTTCCGAGGTCTAAACCGCCTAGCGCGCCCCCTGAATTGTCTGAATTTCCTACATAGAGGTCTGCTGGAGCCACGCCACCTGAGCATGACACAAGTGCGCCAAACGACGACACACCACCTGCCTCTCCAACAGAACTCGTTACGACGCCGCCAGCACCAACAGTGACAGAGACACTGGTTTCTGATGCGACATTAACTGGCAAACGTTGAACAAATTGCCCACTGTTTCCACCATTGACGTAGTCACTTAACGAACCATTACCGGCGCTCCCTCCGCCAATCATCGTCACCCAGACTTGCTCACCGATAATGTCAGCCGGCTTTGTCCAGGTGCCGTTGGCGGTGAACAGTTGACGCCTTACAATGCTGGCACCACCGCCCATAAAATCACTTAGGTTACTCATACAATCCTCCAGCCTTCGGTAGCGTTTACATACAGCAACGTCACCACGGCATTTGCTTTATCAATGGTTAAATCTTCCGCCAGGCCCATGATGTTAGAACCGTTGCGAGCGATCACGGTATCTTCAAAAGCCTGCACCCCAATGCTCACGCTCATGCTCGCAGTCGGGCTGGCTGGCAGTGTGATTGTCTGAGTTGCTGCGGTCACAAAGCAGCGCTCCCCGTCGGTCAGGGTCTTGCTAGTGGCTGTTGTGGTGGCGCTGTTGATCGTGTTCTGGATCTTCTGGCTGGTCCAGCCTTGAGTGCTGTTGGTGCTGCTGTCGTTAAAAGCGCCACCCAAAACAACATTTTCAGCCTGCTCGGCCCAGTGTTTGGCCGAAAACTTCCCGGACTCGACGGGCGTATCCGTTGCTTCCTCGGCCCACTTCTGCGCCTTGTTCTTACTGACCAGGGCGCTGGCTTCGGAAATGGACGCGGCGGAGCGATCCTGGCCTGTTACTACCCGATCCGCTGCCGTCGCTGTACGGTCCTGGCCCGTCGCCACTCGATCCGCTGCGGTTGCGTCTGCATCGTCACTGGCGCTTAGCGCGCTGGCTGATGCCTCCCCCGCCTTTGTGGTCGCGGTGGTCGCAGCGGTCTGCGCCTGGGTCTTAGCGGCCTCCACGTCTTCCACGTTGATCGCTAACGCCAGGTTTTCCAGGTCAATCGCTGCACCACTGGTGAACTTATTGACCACCACGTAAAGGTTTTTAGTCGCCGGATCTCGCAGCACGTCATTGGTGAAATAGGTTGTGGTCGCTGCCCAGTTGCCACGGTAGTTAAAACCGGCGGTTACGATCAGATCCCCGTTCTCGTCAAAGCCCAAAACCTTGCGTCGTCTCTCCAGAGCCGTAGCGGTAAGTTCCTGGCTAGTGCCTGGCTCGGCTGGGAACTTCAAAGACCGGTTAGTATCAACCTCGACAGCCCCAAATCCAGAAGCGATCTCGTCCAGTTTTGAATCAACGGCATCTGCCGACACGGTGGTTCCCGGCTGGAAGCGCTGCGCCTCCAGGTCGTTGTCATAATACTGATTAGGCACGGCGCAATCTCCGTTGTGAGTAGATCAGTTGGTAGCCCAGCATCTCGTGTGGCGCGCTGACCGTGTTACTGTGAATCGCAAAGTTGATCGAGTTACCTGTGCCGGTGGCGTCTGCCGGTTCTTCGCCCATGATTGGCGAGGACCAAACGAAGTCGTCCCACTTGGCCACGTCCCACAATCCCCCGGACAGTAGGAAGTTCAGGCGCTGTCTGAGGGCTTCGGCGCTTGCGCTGCCGCCATAATCAAAATCTGGCTTAAAGGTCACGCTGGCTGTGGAGCCAGAGCGGATATCCCATATCACTCGCCGGAATCGCTTGCGAACCGCTGGGCTTCTCAGGTCGTTGTACGCCAGGGTCAGAAAGGCGGTGATGGGCTCGCCGTTGAAACTCTCCGCTTCGTTGCCCAGGCGGTAGACGTTGCCCGCATCATCGCCAAAAATCGTCACCTCCTCGCCGCTTGCTTTCTCGCCGCTGTGCATAACCTGGGGCTTGTCCGGGAATTTCACGGTGGTCGTGCCGGTGGGGCTTAGATAGACGCCCGATCCGTCGTCAATGAACACGCGGTATTGCGCCCGACTCTTGCTGAGCCCGCTGCACTGGATTCGGCTGGCCCATCCGTCTTTAGTGAACAGTGGCTCGGTAGAGGCGCCCGCTTGCAGCTGGCGAAAATCGCCAAACTGCTGGGTTGCCTCCAGGTTTGAGATCCCTCGCTCGGCCACAAAGTAGGGCTGAAGCATGCTCTGAAGCGAATACGCTTTCACGCTGGAATTAGGCACCGTGATTCGGCGCTCAAAGTTCTGAGGGCTGGAGCCATAGATTGCCTGCATGCTGTCCCGACAAGCAACGTGCAGTACGCCACCCGTACCGGGTAGCAATCCTGTCAACTTCTGCTGTGTGCCAATTTCGCCCGCACCGGCTGCGCCATCCCAGCCCAGCGGATCGCCCACCTCAGAATACTGGACACTGCCTTGTGAAAAGCCCAGCCACAGGTAGTTGTTATGGACTGCGATGTATTTTGCGCCAGCGGCGGCTTCGGTAATCTCTGTCAAGACGCCGCCCTTCAGCTCGTAGGGCTTGCCCTCGCCCACCATATACAGAGCTCGCCCAGGTGCGGTGGCGGTAAAATTGCCCTCGTCAAACTCATACCGGCCTACGCTGACCGTGCCCACGCTGGTCCAGGTGCCGCCATCGAGCCGGTACAGAGTCGCGTCGGCGCCGTTCTGACGGATCGCATAGTAGTCTTCGTTGAAGAACACCACGCCCAGGACCGGACCGGTGCCGGGCAGAGTTGCGCCCAGTTTGGTGTAGCCGTCAATACGGCGGTAGCCGCCCGTAACAGGGCACTCGTAGTTGATCGCAAACAGGCAGGAGCCTGGCTTGAGCATCCGGGGAGACGTGACTAGATCAATACCGCCGCCCAGCGGGACGTATTGCGGCGTGTTCATGCTAACGGCTCCGGTGCGCCAATCCTCGGCAGCTGCGAATGAACCAGGTTAAACATTGCAGAAGCATCATTTATCCTGGCCTGCTGCACCACTTCCGGCGCGTTCTCATAAAGCCCGTACTGAATCATTGCCCGGTAGACGATCGCCATGTGGAATCGCTCGGGCATGCGAGGCGTGTCTGTGTTGTTAATCAACCGTTGAGGGGTTCGGAAATACTCAAACGTCAGATCCCCGCCTACCTCCGGCGTTGCATTTGTGTGTAAAAGCCCGTCAGGCGATTGGGCGACACACGCAAACGTGTCGTTGCCTACCTGGGACATCTGGCTCCAGGGCAGAACCTCCACAGCAAAGCCTTTAAAGCGCAGCGTCTCGGCCCTCCACAGGTCAAAATCAGCGGGCAAAGGATAAACCGTATCCATTGCATTTAGCTCAACAGCCCCCTTTGCCCAGTCAAACGCCCAGTTCCTTGAGTTTTGGAGTTCGTGCCAGGCGGTTTCGATCCAGCTGACCAGGCGCGCATATTCGCCCGCCTGACTGCTGACCGAGGCGGGACCATTACCGGCGGCCCCGACTTCTTTTCGCAACCGCTGGCACAACTCAAGGAACGTCATGGATTAAACCTCGCGGATGATCTGGAATGGATAGCCCTGAACGTCGGTGCGCTCTAGCGTTTCGGGATCGAAATGCCACTGAACCGCGTTGTTTAGCGCCTCAACAACGGATGCCGCCACAATAACGGACTTGCCGCGCTCGATCACAAAGCTCTTGCCGTTCACGCCGCCCTGGACGGGTTGCTTGTCCTGTTCGTGCTTGGCAATCCGGATTTCAAATTGCTTTTCTTTCTCGGGATTGGGCACGTCGAATGGTTGCTCTGCGGGCCCGGATTCCATCTCTGGTGCCGTTTGGCCCAGTGCCTGGTTGATCTTCTTGCGCAAATTCGCATCGCCAATGTTGGATGCAAAGGTTACGCCCAGGTCTGCAGCGGTCGCCTCCAGTTCATCACGATCCATTGCATCGGTGTTGATTTCGCTCATAGCGGTACCTTTCAGTGTTGCTTATAAAAAAGCCCCGGCGCTAGGCCAGGGCTTCCGGTTTAAGGCTGCGTTTCCAGCCCGATTACAGCGCGGAGGCTGCGACTTCTACCCGCGCCATCCAGCCCTCGTTGAGAACCTTGCACACGTAGTAGGCTTTCCAGCCCACAGAGCCACGCTGGCCCAGCGGATCGCCGCCACGCGGGGTGTCAGGGTTCAACACTTTCGGAGTCATAGCGCCCGCACCTTTGAGCGGGATCAGGCCGTAAGACTCTTTACCCACAATCACGATGGGATAAACGTCTGCACTGGTACCGGTGGTGGATACCACGCCATTGGTGGACGCTGTGCCGCCTGCATCCGCGAAGCTATCTAGCACAGGGGAGAGGATATAGCGCACGTCCTCAACCTTGCCGATCTCGTACGGCAGCGCTTTCATGCTTCCGTACTTCTCGCACGGCGTGAAGTTGGGCATATCGCGAATGTCCGCTTCCAGGTCCGTGTGCGCGAAGCCAATGAACGCAGCGTCCACTTGCTCGGTGCCGTAGTTGGTGGTGCTGGCGACCATGCTGGTCACTTTCTTGGCCCGGTTAGCCTTGAGCGAGCGGGTAACAGCGCGCTGCTTGGCCAGGGTGTAAACGCTGTCTACGCCTGTCCGGGTTGTGCCGTTGGCGTAAAACACGTTGGTACCGGCACGGATCGCGCCCCAGGTCTGATACTCCACTGTCTCTGCCGCTTGCTCGCCGCACAGCATGGACGCATCGGCCAGGACAGGATCCTCGGACATGTCGTTCACGTAGTCCGAGATCTCGGTCCAGGCGCCCCACTGCTTGATCTGAACGGTCACGTCTTCGTAAGCCATCTGCTGACTGGACGGCGTGACGCCCTCAGAAAGCGGGACAGTGATGTTCGCGAACGGTACCGGACGGCGGAACTTTACCGTGTCGGCTTTGTTCTTGGGCAGCGGCTTAGACTGACCGAACTTGGACAGAACTAGGATCGGCTCTGCGTGATCTAGCATTTCGTTTGCGGCCCAGCCAGCAGTACGCTGGCTGATGTCACCGTAAGAGGTAATAGGCATGGTGTTACTCCAATCGAAGGTTTAGCAAAAGGTGGTATTAGCGTCGCCGGGATTTTTTCTCGGCGTAATAATCAAAGGCCGCCTCAAAATCGTCAGGCGCTGCGCCCCGGGTCGCCGTTCCTCGTCGGCTGACCGTTTGCGCGTTGGCTAGACGGTTCTGGCGTTTTTCGTGCTCTTTCGCACGATTGTCTCCTTCACCAGGTGGCCGCACGTTTTTGTAGAAATCTAACAACGCGGACGCATCGTCGGCGCTGGTTGAATCTGCAAGGGCACGGATTGACTGGTTTTGAGACTGCAGCCATTTATCAAACTCGGGCGCATTTACCACTTCTCGCCAGTCTTCATGCCGGTCTTCGAGACGGGCATACTCTGACTGAAGTTGTTGTTCATGGGCCTGCTGCTGTATGGGCTGCACAGACGCTCGCAATTCATCGAGCTCCTGCTTCATCTGCGCTTGCCTGGCATCGTCCGCTTTCAGACGAGACTCAAAGGCTCGCGCCATATCCGGAAAGTCCTCTTTGAACTCCTCCCAGTCCTGCATATCCATGGATTCCGCCATTTCCTGGCGCTGCTGGTCCTCGTTCTGAGGCTTTCCGGTGTTATTGTCCGTCGGTTTGTCCGACTGGATCTGTTGCGTTGCACTCTCAAGCTCATTGATCCGGCGCTGATAGGCGCCAAGGCGCCCGCGCTGGGAAGCATCGGAGTGCCGTAGCTTCTCGTTTTCGGCCTCCAGGGTTTTCAGCTTCTCGGAAATGTCGTCCGTATCACGATCACCAGGCTCTGTGCCGCTTTCCAGATCGCCTTCCTGGTCTTTGCGGATCTGCTCTCTGTCGATGTGGTACTCGTCGCGATCTTCCACGCCTGCGGATTTTCCTGAGAACTCTTTGAAAGCATCCTCAAACTCGCTGTCGTCTTGATCGCTGGTGATGGCTTCATCATCCTGCGGCTTGTTAAGCGGCTGGTTCGTCATTTAGCGGTTCTCCCGAACGGCTGGGTTGTGCCCTGGTGGGCAGGTCGGGGGATTAGCCCCGGCTGATAGCTTCTTTCTCACTCAGAAACTGGCGTAGCAAATAGCCCTCCAGCTGCCAGATCTTGTTGCGGGCGTTGTCGTAAGCGATCTTGCGCCCCATATCTTCATTGAAGTTGGCCGGGTCCGCACAGGCTGACTCGCCAATGACCGTAAAGCCGTTTCGCAGCTGCAGGCAGGCCACGGTCACGGTGGTACCGGGGAATACGTGGTACTGGCAGCCTACGACGGTATGATCGATGGCGCCCGGTGTCAGGCGAGGCGCGCTCAGCCCCTTGTCCTGCATTTCCTGCTCCACGGCCTGTTCGTTTCGGTTCATAGTGTTCTTCCTCTGAGGGTTATTCAGGTCAGTAGTCGCCAGATCCCAGGTTCTCGATCTCCGGGTTTATCCGGATCTCGTCCTGGTTCTTTGCAAAAGCGATCAGATCGTCAATGAGCTCAATCTTTCCGCGTAGCTTGTCGTCAGTGCGGGTGCCGTTGATTAGCGAAATGATGGCATTTTCCCGTCTGCGCTGAAGCCATTCGCTGGTTGCTCGCCAGGTGTCGGAGTGCAGTTCAATTTTATCCATAAGAATCGAAACCTTGTGCCATGTTTTCACGGCGCGCTGAGCGCTCGTTTTGACTGTCTGTTAGCCTGGCGGCTTCCGCGTCCCGCTTTGTCGAAAGCTCTGCCGCCACTTTTTGCATTTCAGCCTCCAGTTTCTCGGAGTGCATGCCGACCTTGGCCTCCAGCTCTGCCATGGTGATGCCTTCTTTATAGGCGAGCTCCATGCGGTCCTTTTCTTGCCGGGTCTGCAATTCGGCAGCTTTGTACTGCTGTTCAAACTGCTGCTGCTGTGATTTCAGCTCCAGCTCTTTCTCGCGCAGCTGCAGCTCCTTCATCTTGATCTGCACTTCCGGCGGTGGCCCTTCCTGCTCGCTCTCGGCTTTCTGTTCAAGCTCCTCGTCGGTGTACGCCACGCTGTCGACGGGCACCTGCAGCGTTCTCAGGATCTCGCGATACAGGCCGTTCCACTTCGTCAGCTTTGAAAACACAGGGTTCTGCGCCGCTACCTGGGACAGCATCATCAGCTTTTCCTGCTGCTCCTCCCGGGCAATCAGGACTGAGGTGCCTTTGGCTACAATATCGAAGTCGCCCTTAATCTCCGGGCGATCGGTGTACATCATGTGGTAGTCGTAGAAGCGCTTAACGATGGTAGTCGTCACGCCGTCGTCGAAGTTCTTCGTTGCCGATCGGAGCACGATGTTTGAGTTGTTCATCAGCATCTGCATGCCGCCGAAGGTCTTTGCCCCGGCACCGCTGCCCATGCCCTCGCCCTGGAGCAGGATCGGCAAATTGGTTTCTGTGTCGGCCAGCTGCTGGGCAGACTCAAAGATGGCGAACAGATCGGCCTGGTTGTTGTTGATCTGGTACACCTGGAACGCAGAGCCTACGGGTTCATCGCCCGTATCGAGCCACAGCTTGTTGGGCTTTAGCGACCATTCGCCGTCCTCCGGCTCGATCCCGCGCTTTTTCATAACGACCTGGGGGCCCGCTGACATACCGGCGTTGTCCATCATCATCCGCCAAGAAGCGTTGACGACCTTCTGAGGCTGGCGCATCAGATACGGAATGCCGAAACCGAAGATGCTGCTATCGTCCTGCTCCCAGTTGAAGATGCTGTAAGGCAGATCGTCTGTCTCAAGCGGGTTCATCGCGGCTTTGATAACGTAGCCGTTGACCATCAAAACGCAGCCCGTGTATTCGACCAGCGGATCCTCGTCGATATCTTCGCAGCCACAGGCGATCAGCTCGTCCTTGTCCAGCGGCCCCCAGTATTCCCACAGCTCAAACTTTTTATCGTTGGTAACCGTGTCCACGCCGGTAATCGCTCGCAGCTCGGCGCGTCGGTCTTTAGCAATCTGTCCCTGTTCGTTGCTTTGCAGCGCCAGGCGGAGTTGGTTCAGCATGACTCCGGGCAAGTCGGCAAGATCTCGCAGCTGCTTGCGGTTCATCAGCTGGCGCTCAAACCAGAATTCGGCTTCCTTTGCGTTTCGTGCCGACATATCCGGGAAGATAT